ACCTCCTGAAAACAGGAGGTTTTTAATGTTCGCCATTAAGCAACTTCGAATCTCAAAGAAAATGACCGCGAATGAGCTTGCCGAATCCGCCGGACTGGGAAGACCATATATTTCTCTCATCGAGAATGGACATGCTACACCATCGATAGATGTCCTCTCGAAAATTGCACAAGCCCTCCAGGTCGAAATCGCAGACCTTTTTTCCCAACCCAATGATGTCGTTTCGGTCGCATTCCAGTCCGGCGGATTCGCATCCATAGCAAAGGCGTGGATAGATCTTCCAGAACGGCTCAGGCCGTATGCGGTCAACTATTGCCGAATGCTGCGCGACATGTATCACTCTGAAATAAAGGGAGCACAGAATGCCGAAGAAACAGAATAGCCCGGACGCGCTCGAAATCGTCGTGATGGACATCGACAAGCTCAAGCCGGCCGATTACAATCCACGGACAATATCAGAGCCGGCGCTCATCGGTCTGAAAACGTCCATCGAGCGATTCGGCCTGGTTCAGCCGATCGTCATGAACAAGCGCACCGGAAATATTGTCGGCGGCCACCAGCGAGTTAAGGCGCTCCAGGCGATGGGCAAAAAGACCGCCCAGGTCATCATGGTGGACCTACCAGAGTCAGAGGAAAAAGCGCTCAACGTGACGCTGAATAATCCGAATATTGAGGGCAATTTCACCGCCGACCTCGGAGACATTCTCGCTGAAATTAAGTTAAACCTCGACCTCGAAGATTTTGAGTTGCTAAACCTGAATAATTTAGAGGTCCCAAGCTTCGATCCTATCGGAATCGAGGATCAGCCGAGGCTAGACGAAAAAGCGAAAATCACCTGCCCCGAGTGCGGCCATGAATTCACGCCCTGAATTGAAGCTCGACTGGTGCAGTCGAGAGGCGGCTAAATATGCCGTGATGAACTGGCATTATTCTAAAACGGTTCCGGTTAGCAAGAGTAATTTTTTGGGAATTTGGGAAAACAGCAATTTTATTGGGACGATAATATACAGCCTTGGGGCCTCCCCATCTTTGGGCAAGCCCTATGGATTGCAACTATTTGAATTTTGCGAATTGACAAGAGTGGCAATAGGTAATCATAAAACCCCCACCTCCAAAATACTTTCTATAAGTATTCGTATGATCAGGAATAGATATCCTAAAATAAGGCTGATGGTATCATTTGCGGATCCGTTTAGGGGTCATATTGGGACCATCTATCAGGCATCTGGATGGATATTTACGGGAACAAGCCAAAAGGAAAAAGCGGTCATGCTTCCGGACGGAGGCATCGTCGACTATAGAAGATTTAATGGGCACGGATTCAATAGGCGCAAGGCAATCCCGGCAGGTGCAACTTTTATAGTAAAGCCACCCAAGCTTCGATACCTAATGCCACTTGACGACGAAATGCGAAAACAGATCGAACCGTTAAGACAACCCTATCCAAAGCGCGTCCGTTCCAGCGAAGCAGACGGGGACCACCCGACTGTCGGCGGGGCAGCACCGACCCGGACGCTCCAAAGTCAGACAGGCGAAGAACGGGAGAACATGACCGGCAAGCAAGCCGTTCTGGAGGCCGCGCATGAATGAGGATAAAACCGCCGCCGAACAGTGGATCAATGGCCGGCAAGGAAAGCCAGGCCATCCGCAAAAGCTCAATGAGCAGATTCACAAGACCATCATGGAGCGGATCACGGCAGGGAACACCATCGAGGCATCGGCGGTGTCAGCCGGAATCAACAAGGTAACGTATTACCGATGGGCGCAACGCGGACAGAAAGCAAAAAAAGAACTTGAGGAAAACGGACACATCGATCCCGCCGATGAAAAATATATCCGATTCATGGAAGACATCATCAAAGCAAAGGCGTTGTCCGAGGTCGCGCTTGTTTCAAAAATTCATCGCGCCGGCGAAACAGGCACCGGCGATTGGAGAGCCTATGCATTCATCCTTGAACGGCGATTTCCAGACAAGTGGGGCCGCAAGGACCGCCTGGATGTGAACCTGCTTTCCCTCTCTGTGCAGCTCGCGCTTCAAGCTGGATTGACGACCAATGATATTCAGCAGGTCATCGAGGGATCGTCGAACATCGAAACACTACCGAACTTGAAGCAGATCGCCGGGACAATGAAGATCACAAGCGCCGCCGAAAAACGCGACGATCCGATTGACGTGGAATCCGATGGATGAGTTTTTCGACATCGGAGAACTCACCGAGGAATTGATCGAGATCATGGAGATCCCGAAGGGGCGTCTCCTGGATGCGGCCACCGCAAAGCTGATCGAGCAACGCAAAAAGTCGGAAGCTTCTTTCCGAAACGACCTCGCCACATACGCGGCGCATGTGTCAAAGGGCGCATGGACCGCGTTTCGACATCTTCAGTACGCAGCCGACAAAGTAACCGATGCCATCAAGCGCGGAAATGCGCGAATTATAATAACAATGCCACCGAGGCACGGGAAGGCGCTAGAAATCTCCACTCCTATTCTCACAACAGACGGATGGAGACGGATAGATGAATTGAAAGTTGGAGATTTCGTGTTTCATCCATCAGGAAAACCCATTGAGGTTGTATGGTGCTCTGACATATTTAAGGACAGAGAATCATTTATTGTAACAACAGATGACGGGGCTTCAGTTGTAGCGGACGCCGATCACGAATGGTCGGTTAGGTTGTGCAGAAAACGAGACCATGTTTATAAAAATCACACCACTAAATATCTGGCGGATAGATCTTGTGATCGAAACGCTAAAATCCCAAAACACGAAGCGCTGCTATTAGAAAAGAAATCACTTCCAATACCACCATACACATTAGGCGTCTGGCTAGGAGATGGAAGTTCGCATTATGGCGCAATAACGCAAGACCCAACAGATATGGAATTCGTAGATAAAAAAATAAACTCCGATGGATTCAAAACAAGAAGATCAGAAAACTCAAGAATGTATCTTGGTATATTAGGTCTCATAAAAAAATTAAGAGCACATAAGCTATTAAAAAATAAGCACATTCCTGATGAATATCTATTAGCAGACAGACATCAGCGACTATCGCTTCTCCAGGGACTTATTGATACAGACGGACATGTGGCACCCGATGGTCAAGTTGAATTTTGCAGCACAAATATAAATCTGGCTTTCGGTGTTCAGTTTTTAGTGCGTTCGCTTGGAGCAAAGGCATCATTAATTGAAGGTCGCGCAAAGCTCTATGACAAAGATTGTGGGGCAAAATATCGTGTAATGTTCTATATGAAAGACGCCGCATCTCTACCAAGAAAAGCAAATCTTTGCAGAGATACAGTTAAAACGCCATCCCGTTTTATTTCAGTAAATCCATGTGGATTGTCAAATACGCGCTGCATTCAGGTTGATTCACCGGACGGACTGTTTCTGGCAGGTAGCGGGCTGATAACAACACACAACAGCGAGACGTTCTCGCACTACCTCCCCATGTGGTTTCTCGAATGCTTTCCGCAAAAAAAAGTCATTCTCACCACATACGATTCTGATCTTTCGAAGCATTTCGGAATGAGGGTCCGGGATGCGTTTCTTCAAAACGAGCGTGTCCTTGGCCGCATAAAACACGACAGCAAGGAAAAGTCATGGTGGTCCACGATTGAGGGCGGCGGGATGCTTTCAGCCTCATTCGGCGAGTCGATCACCGGAAAGGGAATGCACTTAGGGATCATCGATGATCCTCTGAAAAACTGGAAAGAGGCGCAATCGCCAAGCGTCAACCAGGCGCATCGAGATTGGTTCGAGTCCACTTTTTACACCCGGCTCGAACCGGGTGCGTCCATCGTCGTCGTCTCCACGAGGTGGACGAAAAAAGACCTCGTGGGGTGGCTCATCTCCGAGCACTCGGACGATTGGATTGAAATCAGATTGCCGGCCATCGCTGAAGAAAACGACATCCTCGGCCGCGAACCGGGCGAAGCGCTGTGTCCGGAACGATATCCAGTGGAGAGGCTTCTTGGGCCAAACCTCGATGGCGGCGATGGATCAGTCAAAAAAGCGGTCGGCGCCCAAAAGTGGCCTGGTCTCTTTCAACAAACGCCAACCGAGCTTGAAGGCGGGCTTTTCAAACGCACCTGGTGGCGACGATGGACCATGCTTCCCTCGTATCCCGAGGATCAGCTGATATCGATGGACTGCTCGTTCATGAATCTTGACGACAGCAGCTTTGTCGTCATGCAGTGGATTATTCGAAAAGGCGAAAATTATTACATCGGCGACCAAGTAAGGGCGCGGATGGATTTTGTTGAAACGAAGGCCGCCTTTAAAGATTTTTGCCGGAAACATCCCACCGCTCACGAAAAACTTATCGAGGGAAAAGCGAACGGTCCTGCGATTATCAGCGAATTGAAAAACGTGATCGGCGGAATCAGAAAATGGACGCCAAAGGGAAAAGAAGCTCAGGCGATCGCCATATCGCCTTACGCCGAATCGGGAAACATTCTCCTTCCCGACTCGGATATCGACGACACATCATGGGTCGGCGAGTTTATCAATGAACTTGCCGACTTCCCCAAAGGGGCGAACGACGACCAGGTTGACACGCTCTGCCAGGGCGTTTTGAGGCTCATCGAACGGAAAAGCAAAACCTCGGAAATCAACATCGACGAGTCGATCCTTGACGACCTCGGCAGGTACGGTCCGTGGAGCGCGGTGTCATGACCCCATTTGTTATGCCAAAAACACCATTTGTTAGATCAATCCAACAACAGATACAAGTGTGTATAATTACTACGCTTTTCATGTCATTTTGCGCTTTCATGTTAGAGCACTTTATTAAAATTCACTTACACCGCCAATTTATTGAAAACAAAAAAGAATTTAAAACAGAAACCATAATACTAAAGTCTACTAATAAACAAAAAATAGGCGTTTTCATTTCTGAGCAATTCCTTAATAAAATCATAAGCATATATCCAGTTTCGGCGGAAAACACGATAGAAAAAATTACTAGCACTTTTCTGTTATCGCAAAAAAATATTTTGACACAATATCTTGTTGAAAAAAATCTTGGAACGCATAACAGCGATAACAGAGAGATGAAATGAACAGAAAAACATTGAAAAAACAAACACATAACACCGTTAGTGAATCGTATAACACTGCACTAACATTCAATAACAACACTAACAACATAACAAAAACACATACTTACGAAAAAGCAATTAGCGTTGCGCCATTTCTCCAGGAAAATCAGACCGTTAAAATCTGGCCTATACTATAGGAGAAAAAAGGCGGTGAACGCAAAAAGCAACGTAATTACGCGCATGTGTGGAGTCTCTTTATTTCGTTTGCGGCGAAAATCGAGAGATGATATCCTGCTTTCGATCTGCAAACAGGAGCAATAACAATGGACGAACGATACCCGAATATGGAGAAGGCGCCAGGCGCCGACTATTCAGAGCTTGGCACCACAGGCCTCAAGCGCACGAGTCGCGGAATCGTGACCGAGGAGTTTGTCCCGAAGCTTCGCGGGACCAGGGCCATTAAGGTCTATGCAGAGATGGAGATTCATCCGATCATCGGATCAGTTCTTTTCGGTATCGAAATGCTCATGCGGAATGTGGATTGGAGTGTTCGTCCTGCGTCGGATTCGAACGCGGATCACGAGGCAGCATCGTTCGTCGATGAGTGCATGATCGACATGAGTCAGTCGTGGTCATCGATTATCAGCGAAGTTTTATCAATGATGCAGTTCGGTTTTTCGCCACATGAGATCGTCTATAAAAGGCGATTGGGCAAAAGCAGCGATCCGACGAAAAACAGCCGATACACCGATGGTCGTATCGGTTGGCGCAAATTGCCGATCCGCTCTCAAGACACGCTGGACCGATGGGACTTCGGGCCGGATGGCGGTGTTCAGGGGATGTTTCAGCGGAATCCGGTTACGAGTGTTATTGCCAGAATACCGATCGAGAAGATGCTCCTGTTTCGAACCACGGATAGGAAGGGGAATCCGGAAGGGAAGTCGGTTCTGCGTTCGGCGTATCGGCCTTGGTATTTCATGACGAAGATTGAAAACATCGAGGCAATTGGCGTGGAGCGTGACCTTGCGGGACTTCCCACATTCGGTGTACCGCCTGAGATTCTTTCGAAAGATGCGAGCGCTGGCCACAAGGCGCTGCTGGACTACATCAAGCGCATGGTACGTGAGATTCGCAGGGACGAGCAGGAAGGGCTTATTTACCCGTTGGAATACGATGAGTCCGGAAACAAAAAATATGACTTCTCGCTCATGACGGCGGGTGGCACACGGCAATTCGAGACAAGCAGGATTGTGGAACGGCATGCTCGGTGGGCGGCGATGGTGGCGCTGGCCGACTTCATCATGCTCGGACACGAGAAGGTTGGTTCGTTCGCGCTGTCCTCCAGCAAGACCGATATGTTTGGTTTGGCGCTCAACGCATGGCTGGACATGATCGCGGATGTATTTAATCGATTCGCCATTCCGCGTCTTTTCGAAATTAACACATTTGCGGTCGATGATTTGCCGGTCATCGAGCACGGCGATGTGGAAACGCCGGACCTGAAGGAGCTTGGCGAGTATATTTCCAAGCTCGCTGGTGCGGGGTATCCGCTGTTTCCGGACGAGGGGCTTGAGGAGTGGCTTCGTTCGATTGCTGGAATTCCGGCCAAGGGATCAGATATATGATCGTCATTCGCAAGAAGACGCATCATGGTAGTCGCCCTATTTTGCGGCTGCGACATTCGAATGTCGTGAAGGTCGGCCGGTTGCCTTCGGTGTACGATCAACAAAAAAAGCTTTCTCAGATTATGGACCGATATGAGCCGAAGGTGGTTGAGATGTTCACCGATGCATTTGAACTTGACGCATCGAAGATCGACACCAAGAAAATCGCGGCCGCATACGACGCCGGCGATATTCAGGCGGCGAAAGCGGCGGTCAACATCGATTACGGCTTCGTGGTCGGTGGTCTTGCCGATGTGGAGCACGAGGCTCTTACCGCCGGTGCGAAGTTGACGTTTAACGAAATTCCCAAGAAGATTATGGATCGAATGCCGGTGGGCGGAAATCTGTTCGAATTCGATCCGATGAAACCGCACGTAATGGCGTGGGTTCAGGACAACGCGGCATACGCGATCAGCGGAATCGAAGAGACATCAAAAGACGCGATTCGCGAAAGCATCACCAGGCACTTCAATGGCGATATGTCGAGCCGCGAACTGGTGCGAAGCATTAAGGCCAACATTGGATTGACTCCACAGCAGATGAAATCTTCTGATTTGATTTATAAGCGAATGCTGGAGGAAGGCGTTCCTCGTGAGAAGCGCGACAAGGCGATTGCTCGGTATGCAGAGAAGCAGCGAACGCAACGCGCAAAGCTGATCGCGGACAACGAGCTTCACTTGGCCGTTTCGAATGGCCGAATCGCGATGTGGGATCAGGCGATCACCGAGGGCGATGTTCCCAAAGACGTGATGACCCGCGAATGGCTCACGGCAAGAGATGAAGTGGTGTGTCCTATTTGCCTTCCGATGGACGGCAAGAAGGTGAACTACAATCAGCCGTACAAATTGCCGAATGGAACGGAGACAATGATCGCGCACGGCCATTCGCGTTGCCGATGCACTGATCTGATCGATATGGATGAAGAGCTTTTGAAAGCAAAGGAGGATGAATAAATGCCGGCGAGTGAACAAAGAGGACAGAATGGACTTACGATGGAATATCTGGAGTCGATTTTCAAGCTCGTGAAGGAGTACGTGGTTCCGCATCGATGGAAGGAGTTTCACGCCAGGGCTCGCGCGATGGCCGGTGGCCGGTTGAGTCGGCCGACGCGCAAGGAGCAAATGGCGCTCATGCTTTGCGATGATGAGCTTGCCGAATTTGAAATGCTGGCCGAGCACGATGACGGCGCTCTTTTGAAGTCATGCGACGTTTGGGGATCGCGGTATTTTTACGTCGATGATTCGATCGCTATGAAGCTGGCTTTCGTTCCGTCGAGTCCTGCGCTGGATATGGTTCGCGAGCCGGTGTTTGACGAGGTTCTTTCCGATGCCGTGAACCGTGAAAATGTTGAAGTGGCAATGATCGACGCTCTGCGAAAGGCCGAATGGACCACGGCCTACATCAATACGCTTCCGGACGCGGCGTTTGCGATCATTCTGCCAGGCGGTGAAAAAGACGAGGATGGAAAAACTACGCCTCGCTCTCTTCGCAAATTACCGCACCATGATGGATTGGTCGAAAATCCGAACGACGATGACAGCGTTGATCGGCCGCACTTGAACAATGCTCTTGCAAGGCTGGATCAAACCGACTTATCCGCGAAGGACAAAACGAAAGCGCGTAAGCACCTGGAAGGACATCGTGATCGGCTTGCCAAGAAAAACGAAGAAAAGACCATCACCGCGAAATTCGGCATTCTGCAAAAGCAAGAAAAAAAGCAAGTCGTGACCGGCGTTGTGCTTGAGCCTGATGTGGTTATGGCGCTCGCGGCCGATGGGTGTGTTGACGTGATCGGCGCGGACGAAATCGAAAGGGCGGCGTGGAAATTCCTTGAGGATTATCGAACGATCAAAACGAATCATCAAACATCCGCACCGGCCGTTTCGGTCGTCGAAAGCTACATTGCGCCGGCTGATTTCGAGATTGATGGTGAAAAAATACTGAAAGGATCGTGGATCATGTCGGTTCACGTCGCCGATTCGAGAATGTGGAAATCCATCGAAGACGGCGAATATGACGGTTTTTCCGTTGGTGGATTCACCGATCGGATTATCGAATTCGTGAAGTGATTTTCCTTTGTTGCCTGACAGTGAACATTTTATTAGAAATGTTCTTTAAATAAAATTTCTTGACATGGTTATAATTGCATGGGATTTTTACCACATGCCAGGAATGACCCAACAAGTTGTGGTTACTCGAATGCTGGACCTGGATCCGCGTGAAGTTTCTCTCGTTCGCGGGGCAGCGGTTCAGCGGAAATTTATAACCCTGAAATCTGGAGGAGGAGCGATGCCGTTTTTACCGAACGACGTTTTGAAGTCCTTGGAAAGCGCAAAGCTGACCGACAAGGGCGAAAATGTCGTCAAAGGGCTGAACCTTCCGGAGCGAGAGGCCGCGATCCTGAAGGGCGCGCTTCTCCTGCTGGAGACGTTCAAGGACGGTCTGCCCAAAGACGACGCGGTGATTAAGGCGGTTGCGGAAGTCGGATTTACGCTTCCGAGCGGGCCGAAAGTTGACGAAGCGTTGAAAGCGATGAAGGCCGAGGAGATTACCAAGATTCTCGGTTCGTTGTCCGACGACATGAAAACCGAGCTTTCGAAAACGCTGACCAAGAAAGCCGATGATCCGATGGAGGTTTTGAAAAGCCTTCCGGACGGAATTCGACAGACGGTCGAGAAGGCATTCGGCGCTTTGGACGCACAGCACAAGCAGTCGGAGAAGGACCGCACCGAGGCTGTCAAGAAGCTGATCGAAGCGGAGAAGGCGCGGAAGGTCGATTCGGAAGTGACGAAGGCTTCCGCTTTCAAGTCGATTCCGGTCAACCCGAAGGAGATCGGCGAGGTGATGGCGAAGCTGGCCGAGTCCGATCCGGATGCTTACGCCAAAATCGGCGCGTTGCTGAAGGCGTCCGACGAAGCGTTGACGAAGGCCGACATTTTCCGCGAGGCGGGCGCGAGCGGCGGAAGTCCATCGGACGGCCCGGACGGCGAACTGAAAGCCAAGGCCGAAGAAATCAAAAAGGCCGATCCGAAGCTGTCAAATGCCCAGGCGATGGCGAAGGCGGTCAAAGACAATCCGGAGATTTACCGGCGCTGGAAGGAGGGTGAGTGATGGCAGTTCTCGGACCCGGAACCGACATCGGTTTCATTCGTGCTGGTGCGGACTTGTCCTCGTCCATGTACAAGTTCGTCACGCTCGATGCTTCCGGCGAAGCGGTGGTTGCAACCGGCTCTCCGGTGCTTGGCGTGATTCTGAACGCTCCTGGCAGCAATGCGGCCTGTCAAATCAGAGTCGCCGGCTGCGCGAAGCTCATCATGGCCGAGGCGTGTGATCCGATGGATCGCATTTCCAGCAATGCAAGCGGCAAGGGCGTGGTTGCAGACCCGTCGTATGTGGATACCGGAGATCCGAGTCCTTCGGAACTCGTTCTCCATGGCGAACAGGTCGCGGCAATCGCATTGTCTCCCTCAACGGGCGACGGCGACATTATCGAGGTTCTGGTAGTGCACATGGGTGCGCTGGCCGAGCCCGAGTAAAGGAGGATTTGCAATGCCCAGTCCGCAACCCGGAGATTTCGTAAATGGACCGTTGACAAACGTTGCGGTCGCATACAAACAGGATGCTGCGAATTTCATCGCACAACGGGCTTTCCCTGAGGTGCCGGTAAAAAAGCAGGCATCCACGTACCCGTTTTTCAAAAAAGGCGCATGGCTTCGTTCACAAGCTCAGGTTCGCGCTCCTGGCACTCCATCGGCCGAAGGGTCTTTCAATGTGACCTACAAGCCGTATGAATGCGAGGTAAGCGCCATTCACAAGAAGATCCCTATCGATACCAGGGCCAACTATCCGGACAATGTTGATCCGGATGCACAGGCCGCCGAGTTCACGATGGACCAGATCCTTCTGCTTCGCGAATTGAAGTGGTCAGGCATCGCGTTTCAGAGCGGTGTGTGGACAACCGAGTACGAGGGAGACACCGACTTCGGCTTCTTCGATGACGCGGATACCGATCCGATCGAGGTGCTTGCCCGATACATCATCGACAGCAGCCGGCTCGCGGGTGTGCCGATCAATAAGGCGATCATTCCGCCTTACGTTATGCATGCGATCCGGTTCAACCCCAAGACCCGGGATTACTTCAAGTACACCCAGGCTGGATCGATCAGCATCAATATGCTGGCCGGTGCGATCGGTGTCGATTGGCCGGTTGAGATTCTGGTTCCTAAAGCCATTCTCAACTATGCGCCGGAAGACGTGAGCGATACCGAGACGATGAGCTTCGTTTTCCCGAACCACGTTCTGCTCATGCATGCTCCTGCTTCGCCGGACTTTATGAAGCCGAGCGCGGGGTACAATTTCCTGTGGACTGGAAGAACGCAGGGAACGGAAGGCGTCATCACCGAATCGTGGTGGGAGCAGAAAGTCAAGTCTGATTACGTCGAGACCGAATTGGCGAACGATGTTCGTATCGTTTGCCCGGACCTCGGCGTTTTCCTGAAAGACGCGGTTTCCGACGCGATGCCGGCGCCTCCGGCGTAATGCAAGTTTGAATTGATTATCGGCCCCTGGTTCCCCATTAGCCGGGGCCAGGGGCCGACTTTTAGGGAGTTCGATTTTTGGCGACGGGCACTTACAGCGGCGATCCGAGCAGCAGTTCGAAGGACATGCTTCGATTTATAATCGGCGATACTGTTTCGCCGTTTATTTTGGGTGATCTCGAAATAGATGCTCTGATCGCCGCGAACTCCATGAACCTGGCCGCTTCGATTGCGGCAAGGACAATTGGCGCATATTATGCTCGTGTAGCGGATCAGCAGGTTGGGAGCGTCAAGATCACTTACGCGAAAACGGCGGATCATTTTTTTCAGCTTTCAGAAACGCTCGCTTCGGATACATCGCAGTCCTTGCCGTATCCGTATGCTGGCGGAATCAGCATCACGGACAAGGATAGCGCGGAAGAGGATACGGATCGAGTGGAGCCAGCCTTCACAAAAGAACTTGGGATGGAGTATTCGGAAGATGGCGACGACGAAGACGACTGACAAAGACAAAGGGTATGGTCGTATCGTTCGCGATTTGCCCAAGCTGAAAAGTGCGGCCATTTTCACCGGATATTTTACACCTGAAATCGCGTTCATTGCGGCGTGCAACGAGTTTGGAACATCGAGCGGCGGTTCGTCTCGATCCGGTGGTCAAATTATTCATTCGCCAGAGCGATCTTTCCTTCGAACCTCATTTGATGAAAATAAAGAGCAGTATCATCGCAAGGCCGCTCGGCTGTTTGGGTACATGCTTGACGGCAAGTTTACGCCGAATGGCGTTTTGATGACGCTTGGCCAGATCACGTCGAATGACGTGAAAAAGAAAATCACGGCGATTCGAATTCCGGCAAATGCGCCTTCGACGATCAAAGCAAAGGGATTCGACAATCCGCTTATCTGGTCGGGTCGAATGCGAAACGAAACGAATTTCAAAGTGGTGATGTGATGTTCGACTTTCTTCAATCGCCGATATCGATTTCGTTTTTTCAAAGCATTCGTGCTGTTGAAATAACCATACGGCGATTTGAAGCCGGAACACTTGAGCGCGGGCGATGGCAGCACGGCGAAGTTGACACCGAGATTGCATATTCGGCATACGTTCAGCCAGCGACGATTGAAGATCTGAAAAAGAAAACTGAATTTCTTCCGGAAGGAGAACGTACCAAAGGCGCGATTCGTATTTGGTATCCGCACTCGAACCCGGCTCCTCGGTTCTCCGATCCGGGATCGAGTTTAAATGCGGACCAGGTTGTTTACAATAATGAAACTTACGAGGTTCAGCAGGTTTCGGAATGGGTTGATGGTGATGTTGCTCATTGGGATTTTATCGCAGTTCGCCTGGAAGAGGATTTATAAGATGAGCACGACCATCGACATCATCAAAGACGCGCTCTGGGAGTGGATTTACAAAACGGCTGGACTCACGGATGCCGATGTTTATTGGCAGAAAGAAAAAATGCCTCGACCGAAAGGGAGCAAGGTTTCATTGCGATTGCTTTCCATGATTCCGCTTGGGTTTCGCGACGAAAGAAGGCCGTTTTCAGCGGACGCGGATACCGAGCAATTTCCGACAATCGGACAGCGTGAAGGAATGTTGAGCGTCAATTTTTACGGCGATGACGCTGAAAAAATAATTGAGCATTTCAGTGGCCGGATTCATCACAAAGAATATTCAGATTCGATCGAAAAATTGCGTCGAGTAGTTGTGGATATTTTGGAAGTCGAGGATGGCGATGTTTTCACATTCAAGATTGACGGAATTCCGTTCACTGTTGAGGCCGGCGTAGATACGACGCCTTCCGATGTTGCGGAATCGTTTGTTTCGGCATTCGATGAGGTGCAATCGTGGCTTCACGTCTACGCTTCGGCTGATGATGCCCAATTGACGTTAACCGGCCCGCTCGGGATGGACTTCGATCTTGAGATTACGGAAGGTGATGAAAAAGCGGAAATCGTCACCGACTCTCCAGCAGTTTTTGTAGCGATCATCGGCCAGAGTGGAAACACTGACGATTTGTCTTTTCTAGAAACAGAACAAGAACATAGGATGCATCTTGATCTTTTGTTTCGAACTGCCCTCCGATCCATCGACCGCCCAGGCGTGATCGAGAAGGTGCAGATTACAGAGAGCATTTTTGGAACCACAATAACGATCGGAGGGGATTGATATGCCACTGAATGACATTGTTAATGTTGTCATTTCAAGGCGCACCGGCGGCGTTTCGAAGACAGGCTTCGGAACAATGCTGATTTTCGGATTTAATTCGTTTTTCGCAGAAAACGAATATGTCCGATCATACAGTAGCCTCGATGCGGTGCTTGAGGATTTCGCGGCCGCAACCCCGGAGGCGAATGCCGCGACTCGTGCGTTCCAGGCCGAGAACAAGCCGACTCGGATCAAAATCGGAACTCCCGATATTTCTGAGCTTGATGTTCATGTTGATCCGATGTCCGAAGGTGCTCTTGATCCCAGCCTCGGAACATACGAGGCCGGCGAAGAGTTCACATTAACTCTCACCGAAGGGTCAACAGAATTCGAGGCTACATACACAACGCTTGAAGGCGATGAGCAGGCGGATGTGGCCGCGTCACTTGTGGCGCAAATAAACGCATTTGGCGCAACTTGTCCATACCAGGTCGTCGGATACGTTTCGGGTTCGTCGTTCACCATTTCAATAAAGTCGTCATGGGGGACGCCTCCGGTTCCGACGATTCTTCGAGTTCTTTGCGCCGTGGAGGGATATCTGTATCTGCTTCCGAACGAAATCAACGACGGTGAAGGATTCGCGGCTGGCATGGTTCCGCTTCGTAAGCAGGATGATGACTGGTATCCGTTTTCCGTGTTGACACGTGAAGTGGCAATGCAGAAATCCTGCATGGACTACATCGAAACAACGCGCAAAATCAGCTTTTTCGCAACGTTCGATCCGCGTATCAAGGACGTGCTCACCATTCCTGGAGAGACGGACTATGAGCACATCGCGGAATATGCGAAAGACAAGGCGTATATTCGCAGCGCTATAATTTATCACAGCCAGGCGAATATGGGGAACAGTTCCCTTTTCGTCAATGGCAGTTTCGAAGAGGACGCTATTCCCCAGATTTACGGCTACGTTCCTTCCTGGGTTGTTGACGTGACAACGCTAACTAAATACATCATGTTCGGTGCGGCGTATGACTCGTGGGCCGACGTGGCGTGGATCGCCGCTCGCATCTGGGTTGACCCTGATGTACAAACCTGCACATGGAAATTCGCAACGCTGCCCGGGGTTACGGTTGACACTTTCACTGACTCTCAGTGGACGCGGATCAAAAGCTTCAACTGCAACCTTTACAACGAGGTCGGCGGAACTTACATCACAGAAGAGGGTGTGACCGCCGAAGGTGAGTTCATCGACATCATCACTGGAATCGACTGGATTACTTCCAGGATGCAGGAACGCATTTTCAGGAATCTCAAGACGAATCTTAAAGTTCCGATGGATGATGACGGAATCGGATCGATCGGAAATGACGTTGCCTCCATTCTGCAATGGGCGCAGCGGACTAAATATCTGACCAAGGATCTTGAAAAGGGCGCAATGGGTTATCGGTTGACTCTTCCGGCCCGGGCTTCACTCGATCCGAACGACCTCGCCGATCGGCTTTTGAAGGGCATTTCTTGGGATGCCACAGTCGCCGGCGCGATTCACGCAGTCAACATTACTGGCACCATTGAGGTGTAGTGAAGGGGGGCTTCGATGCCGAATACTTATGATCCTAGCAAGGTGATCGTGACCGTCGCCGGAATCCCAATTTCAGGATTCGCCGAGGATGGTTTGATTTCCGCCGAGCGCGACGACCAGACGTGGACAAAACATGTCGGGTGCACCGGCGATGTGGGCCGAGCGAAAACCTGCAACAAGGCAGGACTTGTGAAAGTTTCGCTTCTGCAAACCAGCACGAGCAACGACATTTTGTCGTTGATTCATACGGTGGACGAAACCACAGGCGCCGGGATTGTTCCGCTGGTTATCACCGACCTGAGTGGAGGCACAACGATGGTGTCGGCTCAGGCGTGGATTCGGAAGCTCCCGGTTGTCGAACTGAAAAAGGGAATCGGAACCCGCGAGTGGGAATTCGACTGCGACGTCCTCGACATCCACGTTGCGGGGAACGCGGCCGCGTCGATGTACACGCCATAATTCATTTTTGATGAAGGGAGCAAAAAATGGTTCGAACCGAGCATCGTGAGATTGCCGGAAAGAAAGTCATGACGACTCAGTTTCCGGCGAAAAAGGCACTTCGACTTTTCGCGAAAATTCTTCGCATTGCGGGGCAGCCATTCGCGAATATCCTAAAAGGGGTCGAAGGGCAAAGCGTCAAAGACCTTGCCGAAACGGATGTCGAAAAACTTATTCCGCTTTTCGGTGATGCGGTGGCCGCGTTGCTTCAAAATCTGGACGATGACGAGACGATCGATCTGGTGGTAAGCCTCTTTGAGTTTACCAGGATCGACGGAACGCCGATCGACAACGATGACAAATTTAATCTTTTCTTTTCAGGCGACGATCTGCTTTTAATGGCTCAATCGCTCGCCTTCGTTCTGGCCGTGAATTTCGCGCATTTTTTCTCCGAACTCGCGACCGTGCTCGGCGGATTGCTCGATCAAGTCGGGGTGCTCCGCAAGACGGATCGCGAGATAAAAGAATAATGCCGAGCACCGGGGGCGACTTCGCCCCCGATACTTTCTTCTGGTCGATTTGGCGGCCTGTAGTCTCTCCTGGGTGTTCGGTAAATCTCCGAGAACTTGAGGAATATTATTCGGTGGATGACCTTTTGGATTTGCATGAGGCAATGGACATGCGCGAAAATATGCTCATGGAGGTTTACGAAGAAATTGCAGCATCTCTGAAAAGTGGGATGGGTGGATAATGGCGACAACGGTTCGCGAACTGCTGACTAAGTGGGGATTCGATGTTGACGATAAAAAACTCGTCAAGATGGATCAGCAGATTCAAAAGACGAAAAAATCAGCCGCTCAACTCGGAGAGGCGTTTGGTAGGGTCGGTCAAAAAATAGCTGGCATCGGTAAAATGGCGACGATGGCGATCACGTTGCCGATCATCGGAGCGGCTGCCGGATTCATCAAATTGGGTTCGGACGCGGAAGAGACTGCTTCAAAATTCAAGGCCGTTTTTGGTGGTCTTGAAGAATCCACAAAACCTATTTACGACGCTCAATTAAAATGGATCGATATGATGCACGACAAGTTTGGACGGTCGAGAACCGACTTGATGAACTGGTCTGCATCCGTTCAGGACACGTTTGTCCCGATGGGGTTTGCTCGCGAATCGGCAATGAAAATGTCGCAGCAAGTAACTCAACTCGCGATGGACCTGGCCTCATTTTACAACAATATGAGCGAGTCGGACGCGCTGCAAAGCATTCAATCCACACTTGTCGGAAATACTGAAAGCGCTCGAAAATTTGGGGTCATAATAACAGAGGTCACGCTGAAGCAAGAACTTCTCGCCATGAAAGCGAAGAAGGTCAATGGCGTTTATTCAGAGCAACAAAAAATGCTCGCTCGTTTGAACCTTTTCATGAAAGGATCGAAGGACGCTCAAGGTGACGCGGAAAGAACAGCGGCCGGATTTGCAAATCAGATGCGCCGACTCACGTCAATGTCGAAGGAGGCCGGCGAAACGCTCGGTAAAGCGTTGTTGCCGACAGCGCTTCGCATTGTGGAGGTATTGGGTCGGCTTATTGAAAAATTCGGGAAGTTGGACGATTCCACGAGAAGGACCATCATTCTTGTTGCGGGGATCGCAGCCGCGATGGGTCCATTGCTTATCATCACCGGAACGGTGATTTCATCGGTCGGAAAAATCATCGCATTCATCGGCGTTTTGAAAAAAGCGGTGATCGCATACCGGGCGATGGGCGCGGCGGCATTGTGGGCTCAGATTCAAATGTTCCTGATTCCAATTGCGATTATTGCAATTATTGCAGTAATTGGATATTTGATATATCGATATTGGGATAAAATAAAGCCGTTTTTTATCAAAATCGGAAAGTGGTTTTCATCTACATTTTCAAAAGTGAAAGACTTCGTTGTAAAAAACTGGAAAGTGCTTTTGATTGCCACAACCGGCCCGCTTGGGCTTCTGATTATTTTTGCCGTGAAATACTGGAGCACGCTGAAAAAAATAGGCGGTGCCGCATGGTCCGGGATCAAGCGGGCGTTTTCGATAATGCGTGCTTATATTGGGATCGTTGCCCGCGTCACTTTTGTTATTTTGACGTGGCCCATTTTGATTATGGTTCATTTGGTTCGAAAAAATTGGAAAGCAATAAAAGCAGGAACAATAGCGGCTATTGCCTGGCTTTCCGAAGTCGGCGCAATTATTCTTTCCGTTTTGCGCGGTCCGCTCCTTCTGGTAATCGATGCCATGAAGGCTGTCGTTGCGTGGTTTGAAAAAGTAATTACGGCGCTTCGTGAACGCCTCGGGCCGGTTGGAGAATTAATCGAATCGCTGCTTTCTAAAATACGAGATAAATTTAATTCGTTTTATTCAATGCTTCCGGTTGGTGTTCGTGATTTTATAGGTTGGCTTGCCGGTGGCGGAACAAATGCGACGATCACCATGAAGCATGTCACCGAGCCTGGCGCCGGGATCGGCGGGGCCGCTCCATCTCCAACTGTTGAAGATAAATCTACAGCGACAACGGCCGCGATGGGCGGAAATGTTAAAATAGAAAACAAAGTGAATGTAACTCAGAAGATCGATGCCCGAGGGATGGACCCCGAAGTGGTTGGCAAAAAGGCGGGTGCCGGCGTGAAACGGGCGATGGACGATTCCAAGAAGGAAAAAGAAAAAGATACGGCCCGAGCATCGCAATAGGAGTTGACGAATGGGATGGGGAAGTTTGGCTTTGATTTTGAAATCACCGACGATGGTGGAATTTCGCCCATTGGACAAGCCCGGTGGAAAGGAGATTGGCGAAGGATATACTGGATCGATGAACGACATGGCCGAAGCAGCAAGCGATTATTTCAGCGGTGGCGAAGGCGCGAATGGAAGCAAGGTCATCGTTCTGGATTGTTCGCTTGAAGAGGCTCATTCGTCCGAGGCGGATATCACGCTTCATCCGATCGAAGATGGATCTGAAATCACGGATCACATAAAGAAGATTCGAGACGGGTTAAGCATTCGCGGTTTGATTTCCGATTCGCCGATGCAGAGCATCGTTGAGACTGTATTGACTGGCGGTTTTGATGTTGGATCGATAACGACGATCGGCGGTAATGCGCCACCGTCTAAAGAAGCATGGGAATCGCTTAAGACCATGCAGGAAAATGGAACAATTTTCAATATTATTACAGGTCTTGAAAAATATAGAAATATGGCGATCAAGACGATATCGACGACAAAGACGAAAGATGTTGGAGAAGCGATTATCGTTGAAATTGAATTTCAGAAAGCTCGGGTTATCGATACCAGCGGACAATCGATGGACGGCACGGACGAAGAGCCTGACTATGGGCCACTTGGCGCAATCGGAGAAATCGATCCTGTTCTTTTATCCCAGGCTCTTGTATTCATTGCAACGATGACATGGGCTTATGTTGAGGCATATACATAATGGACGATATGTACGAAGTTCCGATTCCGTGGAAACCGGCGAACAAAACTTTTATCACGACGCTCAACGACGAGCGGTATCGGTTTCGGTTCGCATGGAATCGGCGTGCCGAAATATGGACGATGAGTCTGTTGACCCCGGATGAAACTCCGATTTTGCTTGGATTGCCAGTTCACCTAAATTGGAGCTTTTTGGACTCGTTTCGTCATTTGGAAACGGCGCCACCGGGAAATTTGATCGCGATATGCGTCAACGGATCGCACGTTGCGCCTGGCCGATACGAGCTTGGAATCAATAGAAGGGTACGGCTTTATTATGAGCCTGTTGTTTCAGCGTAAAATAAAGCTTGAAGTCGGCAAGTCCGGGAGTTTTTCGGATGTCGTTTTGAAAGCGACAAACGAGAATTCCTCGTTTGATATTTCGTTTGACGGTGAAATGACCGCCGAGCCTGAGCCGAACGTAATGACCATAAGCGTTTTTAATTTATCGCTAAAAACGCGGATGATCATTGAAAATGCGGAGATGGCCCGATTGTCCTTTGGATATTGGGATTCAGAGCCTTCACAGATTTTTGTTGGAGATATTGTGTTTGCCCGGTCCGAGCATGTTGGAGTCGATTGGACCACATCGATTACAATTGCGGACGGGGGCCGTGCTGTAAAGTTTGGCAGGATCAATCGAACATTTAATCCCGGAACGACATACCAGTTTTATTTTTCAGAGCTTTGCAAGTCATTTAATGAATCATCGGATGTTATTTCAAAGTTGACTTTTTGGGAAAAGAATGCATCGGTTTTCGAAAAAAACATGACCAGCGCATCGAATGAAATTGAGGATTATCAATATTATGGAAAGAAAAAAAACAAGAAGAAAAAGCCATCTCCGACCATTTATGCCAATGGACTGACGATCAATAAAAAGACGCGACGTGCGCTTGATGATCTGTGTAATAATCATAGTCTTTTATGGTTTGTTCATTTTAATTGTTTATATGTTATTCCAAAAAACGACAATACTATAATGACAAGTCAGGCAGTAAAACATCTCGATAAAAAAGTCGGGATGCTGGAAACGCCGTCGAAGCTTGAAGATGGAGCATTGACTTTGAAATCGCTGATCCTGCCTGGAATTCAACCGGGCGGTGGAATCGATGTTCAATCTGACATTCCCGATATGATCGGGCAATATCGCATATCGAAGATTCGAGTTCGCGGAAGCAATTTCGAGAACGACTGTTATTATGAGATGGAGACTTTCGCGCCATGAGTCAAAGTATCCGCTCCACAAATATGATTCGGATTATCAGGCACGAAATAAAATCGTATTTGATGGAGCTTCACACATCGCTCCCCGGCGAAATCGTACAATATGATGCTTCAAAAAAAATAGCGCGAGTTAAGGCGCACTTCAAAACAACGCTTCCAAACGGATCAACAGAATCATTGGCCGAGCTTGTGAATGTTCCGGTTAAATTTCCTCAAACACATGGGTTCATTTTTGAGTGGGCTCTGATTCATGGAGACCTGGTTGAAATATCGTGTTCCGAGCAAAGTCTCGACACATGGATACAGCAGGGGTCCGAAGTGGATACGCTGGATACCAGGCGCCATGATCTGAGTGATGCCACATGTGCTCCTACTTTTAATATCGGATCGCAGAAGGCGGCCGCCGATCCACTTGATCCGACATCGCTGAATGTTCGAATTGCGAGGATCGACGATCCTGGATGCGCGATAAAATTGAAACCAGATGGAACGGTGGTTTTGGAAACTCCGACCGCCGTTAAACTATTTGCCGAAACATCGTCAAGTTCGCCATTGCCGCAAGAGGCTTTTCATACCTGGTTGCAAGCTCTATTCGCTAAGATTCTTGTTTTCCTCCCGAAGCTCGGATCGATCAAAGTTGGAGGCGTTCCGGCCGATGCGACATTCCCGGCCGATGTGGTTCAGCTTATTTCCGATTTGACGGATCTGCTGAACCAGTTTGTTCAAGATGCGCCGCCACCTGGCGGAACGGGGATAGGGTATGGCTGTAAAAGCACGGGAGTTTATATACCATGAGTGGAGAGATTTTAACATTGGCCCTCGATCCGGATTCCGGTGATATTCTTCTCGACGAGGACGAGGAAGGAAACCCGATCGGCGGCGGATATGTGTATGAGGATGCCGATACGATTGTTCAAATGTTGAAGTGCCGACTTCAGATGTTTTATGGAACGTGGTTTCTCGACACCACGGCCGGCGTCCCATATTACGAGGATATTTTAGGCAAGGACGCGAACAAACCCGATCCGACAAGGATCAATGCTGTTTTAGTCGATACGATTTTGGATACTCCGGGAGTTATTGCCTTTTCGAATGCAATCGAATATGATTACAACAGTAGCACTCGTAAGTTGAGTTTTTCGTTTGAAGTCAAGTCAATTTTTGGCCTTATTTCACTTGACTCAAGTTTCTTGTCCGGTGGGGGTATTTGATGACTGATTATGGTGTGAACACAAACGGTTTTACCAGAAAGACGTTCGCCGAAATTCGCGCCGACATTGAGTCTAATGTTCGCGCAAAACCGGCATTCGGCCAAAAAATCAGCCTCACAGAATACGATCCGCTCGGTCAGGTTGTCGGCGTCATGACCGACCAATTCGACCAATTATGGACGCTTTTTGAAGCGCTATTCAACGGACTATGGGCGCACTCCGCGGAAGGGTTTGCTCTGGATGCGGTTTGTCAGTTGCTCGGTATTTTCAGACTTCAGCCGACAAAGACGGTCGTCGTCGCACAATTGGAAGGCGATCCAAATGAGACGATTCCAGCCGGACGGTTGGCAATGACTGATGACACAAATGACGTTTATGAGCTTCAATCGGATGTTCCGCTCGGTCCGGACGGGAAAGGAAGCGGGACGTTTCTGGCACAGGAGGCGGGCCGCAAACAGTGTCTTGCCGGCCGCCTGAGCCTAATCGTCACTCCGCATGTATTTTGGGACTCTGTTGTAAATTTGATCGATGGAATACCCGGAAACAATGTTGAGCTTGATGATGAGCTTCGTGCTCGACGTTTTCGATCGCTTCAGGCGAGTGGATCATCCACGTGCCAAGCAATTCAGTCCGCTCTTCAGCAGGAAGTGGAAAATGTCACCGATGCGCTTGTAATTGAGAATGATACCGATTCGACGGACGCGGACGGACGGCCTATGAAGTCGGTTGAGGCGATGGTGTTCGGCGGCGAGCACGACGACATTGCAGAGAAGTTGTGGGAACACAAGCCGGCCGGAATCAAGATGTTTGGAAACACGACAGCGATCGTCTACGACTCCCGAGGGTACGCGCACAGCGTTGACTATTCCAGGCCGGTCGAAACAGGAATCTGGATGCATGTCAAAATTGTCGTCGGTCCTGAATTCACGCAAGGCGCAAAACAAAAAATGCTCATCACCATTGATACGGATACGGACGGCGATTACGAATTGACGATCAACGAATTCACATTTTCATATGCCGCTTTTGGAAAAACGCAGATTGAAATCGCGGCCGCGCTGGTCGCCGATATCGAAAGCGGAAAGGCGCTTGCCGATCGGTGGTCGCCGACGACATGCACGGATAACTTGGATGGATCATTTTCAGTCGAGTGCGATTATAAAGGCGTACCTTTGCTTTTCACGATCGACGCCGACAAAATGAGCATCGAAACTGAAACTCCACTTTTCGGCGATCAGCAGCAGATTATCGAGAACATCGTCACATTCGCCGAGACGTACCAACTCATCAATGTTGACGTTCGCAGGTTTCTGTATTTCGAGCCGGTCGGCGACGTTGACAATGTGTGGGGTGCTGAGATTTATCTTGGCGTCGATCCGGCGCCTGTCGGAACGGCCAATATCACCATTCCACAAACAGGAAATACCTCGGAAAAAGCACTGGTTCCGTCAACAAGAATAACGGTCGAAATTGTAACTTCGCTTTGAGGATGAAATGCCGATTCCGGATGTAAAAACAGACCAGGCAGCCGAGGCCACTGGACGGCTGACCGATCCGTTTAAAAACAAGCCGCGCATCAAGGCTTTTGTCGAGGCATTCTGCGAGGAGTGCGCCGATCTGGAATCGCTCGGGCAATCCGGGTTTTCGAAATTGCTTCTCGACAATGCCGAAGGAGAAATACTTGATCTTTGGGGCGAGACAATGGGTCTTCCCAGAGATGGGCGATCCGATGACGAATACCGGGCCGACCTTCGAGGATGGGTCGTTTATTTGACGTCGAACGGAAATCCCGAATCGCTAATCACCCTGCTCTTGCTCCTGGCGTATTCAACAGACGACATGGACGGCGCCGATGTGTGGCTTATGGAATATTCGCCCGCTCATGTGATTATGGTATTTGATGGAACGTACTTCGACGGTCCACGGATGACAAAGTGGCTCGATGATGCTGCATGCGCTGGAGTGAGCGTAAAGCTTGTTCATTACGATCCGACCAGTCCTCATTTTTGTTTCGACGGCCCGGACGTTGACCTCGATGGCGAGGCAGATGACGACAGCGGATTCGATACCGGACTATTCGCGGATTTGATCGATCTGCATTAAGGGAGAAGATTATGGATCAACGACCTGAAATTACTCCGGATTGGGCGTATGGGCCTGGTGCTCTTGTTTCTGAGCCCGAATTGGCGAAACGCATGGAAGGATGGGTTTACAAAGAACCGCCTCCATCGTCATATATGAACTGGATTCAAAAACGGACAATGGAGTTTCTGAAATACCTGGACACCCGATTTGATAGTTCGACGCTCATGGCCGGAAGATATTCGGGCGGTGACATTCAATATGATTCAGTCGCGGGCGAATTTCAAATATCGGATGGCACTCTCATTGCAGCGGATGGACAAATTTTCACGATCGGCGCACGAGTTTATGATTCGTGGACGCTGAATCCGCATCTGGTCGGCGACATGTTTCGGTTCGATGCGATCAAATATAAGATCGACTACGATGACCTTGAAGGCGACAGTCCGCTTTCGTTCGCGTACCACGAAGATATCGCATCGAACCCCGATCTTGGAACAGGATACACTTTGTTTTCTCTGGTCGCAGTGGTACAGGATGTCGCATACAATCTTTATGCCATAAATCAACCAGGACGAGCCGACGTTGCTTGGCGGAATTCGATTGTTGTTTCTTCTGGAAACACAAAGGAGACAAGCGAATCTCCATTACCTGGAATTTACAATATTCAGGAATCGATTAATCACCTGGCCGAGATGGGAGGTGGCCGCGTCATTCTTCGCGGAGATTGGTTCGGCGATGAACAATGGGATGCTTGGAATACGCTCGGGCTGAGCGGGTCCGGGTTGTTCGCTCATGATCCTCCGATTCGAATGAAATCGGGCGTTGTGCTGGAAGGCGATTTTCGGTGTCTGATTCGCGGGCCAAATGTTGACGCGGATGTTTTGCTTGACGAGTTGATCCGGATGACCGGCGCGAAGAGCACATGCACGTTCCCGGACACTGAGAGCATTCAGGATTTGGCGCTTGACTTTTATGATTTCGGACATTTGAGCGTCATTCAGATTCTTTCCGGCGTCAACGCCGGATGGTATTTGATAAAGCAGATCACATCGGAGCATGTGGTTACGCTCTGTTCGATGAGCCGTGCGGACGTGACGATTACCGCTGGCGGCGGTGCAGTGGATTATGTCGTTTACATTGCCAATTCTGGCATCAGACATATCCGAACGAATTCAACCGAAAAGGCCATTCAGCGACATCTCATGGTTTCCCATACATTCGGATGTCACATCCATGATATGGCGATTCAGAGCGATCATGTTACTGATGATTGCGTTTCAGGAATCGACTTGAGCGATGGATACAATTATGGACTCCGGATGATCGAAAATTCAGTGAACGGCTGTTTCGAATGCGGCATTTTCAGCGATCCATCCACTGATCCGATGGACAAACTCATAATTGTAAATAACGATATCGACGTTTCATCCGCACATGCAGCATCTTCGGATGGAATCATTATCGCAACTACGCTTTCACCATCGTCCGGGATTCAATATGGTAATTCGGCGGTGGTTAAAGGTGCTGGAACAACGGAACAATATCCGGCTGGATACGGACTTCTCGGTTTGCCTTTTTCAGCGGAGCACGAATCCGATACTGGATATCATACGAATGATTTTATTGACACGCTCGCGGGTGCCGGACTTGTTCGAAATGTCAGGGCTCTGGACATCGAAAGTGGTGGAGTGCTCGCTGGAATGATCGATACTGCGGCGGTCGCCGCTCCCATTTTGAAGGCGCTCGTAACCGATCCAATCGGCCTGGATTACAACACGAGCGAATTTGACCTCGATACAAACCAGCTTATTTTGAAGGCCGATTCTATTGTTCCGGCGAAACTCGCCGATCGCGTTCCTTGGCTGCTTGCTTGCATTTCGTCGAACTCGAATGCGGATGCAGTAAGCGCCGATGCGATCATGCGCGAGGTCGCGCTGGATGAACTGGGGGTAAGTGAAGCTCCGGTTTATCTCGGTGCAGTTGCGTTTGATGTGACAACGCCTGGAACGTATCCTTGGAACGTTCGCAAAAATGCTGTTGGAAATTATCAAATCAGGCCGCCATGCACCATTATCGCCGGTCCAATTATCGCACCTAAATATGACAAAGACGACGTGACTTTCTCAATCCTCACAATATCCGTTTTTCGGATGGTCCATGTTACATGGAATGCAATCGGCAAGATTTGGGATATCTTTTTTGCCGATAAAGACGAGGCAGCAGCCGATTCGAATTTTCAAATAACATTTATGAAAAACACCATTTAAAGAGGTTTTTGATGGACGATTTTTTAGCGCAGAATTGGGGTGCGATAGTAGGAATCGTCGGGTCGGGTGGAATCGGCGGGCTTTTCCTTCTCATGGTGAAGATTCTTCGGGAGGTGCGCGGAGCGCATAACGAGGCGACAACCGAAATCGCAAAGGGTGTTGTCGGAACGGCGCTCGATGCTCGGTGGTCAAAGGAGCGTGATGAATCGGCCAAGATGTCAAAAGGCATAGCATCAACTGTTGTTCATTCGATTTTGGAGGATCATTGCATAAAGCAGCGATCATCCTGTATCGATGAATTTCATCGTGTTCATGGCCGACTCGATAATATAACGGAGAAGATCGGCGGTCTTACGGAGGCCGTCAAAAAAAATAATCACAATGGAGAAATCGAACGCATCGAGCAAAAGGTCGATGCGCTTGCCAAACAGATAATGGGAGGATGAAATGGTTTTGGAGAAGGGAGCAACCGGCGAAGAGGTGTACCAATTACAACACAGACTCGTCCGTCTTGGATATTGGTACGGCGGAAACATCAACGGAAAATTCGACGACATCACCGAAAAGCACTTGATGTATTTCCAGGAAACACACATCAACCAGGATGGGCGTTTTTTGCTTCCGGACGGAGTTCTTGGCCCAAAGACTCAGTGGGCTCTTGATAATCCTTTCGGCGCAAATCAGCGTAACTATATCGATGCGAAAATCCCGAACAACATTGGTGAAATGAGAACCCATATTTTGGAAATCGCGGTTCGAGAACGAATGAAAAACATCCGTGAAAATCCGCTTGGATCGAACGCTGGACCAATTTTAAAATATGGCGGGCAGCCTGGGTGGGCGTGGTGCGCTCTCTTCGTCTCGTGGGTATGGCGCGAGGCGCTTGGCGTTCATCGATTTGGAAAACAGGCGTCATGCCACAAGCTCTTTGATGTGGCAAAAAAAGAAAAGGCCGTTGTTCAAATAAAGGACGCGGTTCCTGGAGATGCTTATGTCATTCTCCACAAAAATGGAACGGGCCATACCGGCTTGGTTCTTCGAATGCCGCTGAAAGGCGACGATCGATTCAATACGATTTCAGGCAACGAGGCGAACCGCGTGAAACTTGGAACTCGCAGATTTGGCGATAAGGATATCGCCGGTGCCGTTCGAATCGTGGACATCGATGGACTTGGCGAGTGGGAACACGGCATTTTGGAAACCGCGTCAACCGAAACGGATTCGACAAGATAATTTTTTGGAGGTAAGTGATGGATGAGCAAAAGCAGAAATTCCAACTTCGCAACAGCACTGTCATCCTGTGTGTTGCGATCGTGAGCGTGACCACTGGTTTTCTGGTCGGCGGTCCGGCGCTTGGCGGTTTGATCGCCGGTGCGCTCGTTCCGTTCGTCTCTGGCGCTTTCGTTTACAAGTACAAAACAAAGCAACCCGAAAAGTAGGTTGACAAGTTACATTTTTATTTTGTAAGATCGGGTCATGTTCAAGCTCCCTTCCCGGCGGCGTGGTTGCTTCCGGTTGAACATGGCCCGATTTTTTTTGGAGTTGAAATTGCTTTCATCGATCATCATTCCAGTTTTCAAAAATGAAAAACAGATGATCCGGATTTTAGATCAGCTTAAAAAGCAGACATCAAAACTATTCGAAGTTATTCTAGTATCCGATGGCTGCGATCAATGTTTTCGCGCTGCAATCGATATTTTAATGTCATATCCATTTATGATTCAAGTCTATAATACCGAAATTACTGATAATTTTGCAGTTGCAGCCGCACGGAATCTCGGCGCGAAAATGGCAAATGGAGAGCAGTTTATTTTTCTCGATCCAGACGTGCTGATTCCGAAAGACATGGTTTCGAAATTCCAAGAAAAGCATGAATACGGTTATTTGATTTTAATGGCCATTGATTATGTAAATCCCAAAAAATATTCGGAAGTGATCCGGGCAGAGCAACGAATAGGCTTCAATAATCCCAATGCGCCGGCCAGTGGATTTCTAACACAATGTTCAGCCGTGGATCGAACATCGTTTATGATGATTGGCGGTTTCGATATTCGGCTCATTGGGTTTGGCGGATCGGACACAGACTTCGGGCTTCGGCATTATCGCCTTTTTCAAAAAGTCAAATATATCAAGGACACACGGTGCCGACACATCGGGCTTTCTTCTGGATTGAAGATGTCGTCACCATGGGATTTTTCAGAAGTAAAAAGGCGGATTCGCGAAAAATGGTATGATGATCCGGCAAACTGGATCGTCTTTTTTTCAACGAATCCGGCTGTTCGTTAGTATAGGAAAGTTTTTTCGATATCGATTTACAGAGTGATTTTTTTGAACAACAGCGCTAACAAAGAGCATAACTACTTGAAAACACGAAAGAAACAACCACTAACATATTCTCTAACATTCGGTAACGTGTCCGAACAAATAAGCGTTGCGCCATTTCTCCAGGAAAACGGACTCAAAAAAAGATGGCCTATACTATAGGAGATTAAAGCGGTGGCTCGAATAAAAGCGTTTGTTTCCACATGCTTTCGGTTTGAATCGACAATGGAGTGCATCTCGGCACTTGCCGGATTCGATCAGGGAATGGTGGACATCTGCGTTTACGATCAGACGCCTCCGATCGGTATGGTTCAAAAAGAGGAGCTTCAAGACGACGCGGCGAGCCTCAATGCTTTTTTGTCGGCCATGCTCAACTCAGGAATTATCTATCGGCTCGTAATGAACGGGCTCCATTCGCAAAGGGCAACATGGTCGAAGAATATGGCGTGGGCTCAGTTTCTCGCGTGGGTTTCGATGTTGCCGGAATCGGAGCGGGAATATGTGGCGATGATTGACAATGATGTGGCTCCATCCAGGTCGTGGGCAGACGAGTGCATAACGGCTTTGGAGAGCGACCGTGCCAGGGACGCCGGCATTTCAATTATTTCGCCCTATGACGAAACGCCGTGGATCGGCGACGACGGGAAGATGATCAGTTCGCGTATCGGGCATGTCGCAAACCTGGGCGGTGTGCAGGGTTGGATTCGGCAATGTGTGACCTCTAAATTCTGGTTCATGCGCGGCGATTTTCCGCTTCGCCAACAGCCGCTCGATTCGAACATCGATGACATCATTCCGGTTGTTTCGCCGGATGGCGGGTCATTTGTTTCGGCGGCGGTTCCGACAAGTAGATCCGTGATCTTAAATAGCCGTGAGGATCGAATGCCCACGGATTATTGGTACTGGCAAAGAATGCGCCAGGCCGGAAATCGCTTTGCGGTTCTTTACGATCCGCCGGCGCAAAACACAACCCCGCATGCTCGGTCCGCGAGAGCGATTATGAGCGGGATTAACGGACGGAAGGAAGATCAAAATGCCTGAATTCGAAAAAACCAATGCAGTTACCACTCAACACCCGGACAGGATTGCAATGTGATGTCGGACGCTGTACTTTTCAGAAACGGGATCGGAAATTTCGTCATGGCGACTCCGTTTTTTCAGAATCTCGATTCGCCGGTAATTTACATTCCACACGATGACCCGCGATTGGAGCCCATCAAGTCAATTTCGCTTTGGCCGGTAGTGCCATTGCAAGAAAAATCATTCGATCAGGGCAATCATTCTCGCGTATTTGTTTTGTGGTGCTGGCCGAATGATGTTCAGATCACCGGTAAATGCATCATTCGGCAGCCATCGCCGAATTGGGATGATGGCGAATATGAGCCCGAGTCATACTTGTCGCTGGTTTCTCCCTCGGTCCGCAATTATCACCCATCGGCGGTGCGCCTGGTTCGCGAGTGGCGATTGCATATCGGCAAGAAAGAACGTCTCGTTGCGATTTACAACGGGGCAAATCCGAAGTGGCTTCGGAAGCTATGGCCGGTCGATTATTGGATCGAATTATTGAAAACGATTCTCGCCAAATATCCAGACGTGCAGTTTGTACACCTCGGTGCGGGTTCTGAGAAGCATTTCGGCGCGGCGCTTGCGGCGGTCTTTCGAAATAAAGTCTGGACCTTTGCCGGCGAATTATCAATGGCGGGTTCAGCCGATGTCCTTTCTCAATGCGCTTTTGCGATTGGAAATGACACAGGGCTCATGCACGTTGCCGATGCTGTCGGGTGTTGCGGTGTGGCGATATTCGGATCGACAAGCTGGTCAAAGAATAGATCGGCGAATGGAAACATGGTATTGATAAAAGGTGATGGAGGAGGCTGTGCGAATTATCCATGCTTCGGTACGCGTGAAATGTGGCAGTGCAAAGACGGCGCTGTATGCATGGCGGCGATAAAGCCTGAACAGGTTGTCAAGGTGGTGATTGATGGATTTCTCAAAAATTCCGAGAGTGTATCTAACGCTCAAGTGTAATTATGCGTGTTCGTTTTGCGTTTTGAAAAAGACAAGACGCAAGGTCTTAATTCCTGGCAGTAAGTGGATTCGCATTTTAAACAGACTGCCTGGAGATTCAGTTATTCTGGCTGGTGGCGAGCCGACATTGCATCCGGACTTCAAAGAGATCATTTGCGGATTGCGTAATAAGCGCATTTTAATATATTCGAACATGTCGTTTAAAAAATCACTTTTTGAGGGCATCGATAAGAGCCTCGAATTTTACTCGTCGTTTCATCCCGGAAATAAGTTGACGAGCGGCGTGGCCATTGAACTAATAAAATGGTTGGAGAGCAAAGGTCATAAAGTCACAATTCACATAAACGAGGCAAACGGCGATGTTCAGCCTTATGTCCGCGCTTTTGCGCGTCGAAAAATTGCGCTCAAGGTTGAGCATGATTTGTTTGAGCGAATCGAATGGAAATCGATGGAGCCCGAAGGCGAAGTGACGTGTACTTATCCGCGTCATTATATCGGGCCGGACGGACTGAGATATATTTGCGTTGCGAAACTTGAAAACGGAGACCCGACCGGAGTGGTGGAGGGAAACGACTTTCCAGCGGTTCAGAAATGCGCGATGTATGGGCAATGCAATGTCTGCGATGTCGTGATTCATAAAATTACACATCTCGCTCCTGCTCCTGCTCCTGCTCCTGCTCCTGCTCCTGCTCCTGCTCCTGCTCCAATTCAAGAAAAAAAAGCGGAGATGAGCGTTCAAGAAAAGGTCGAATCGTATGGCCGGGATCATTGGCTCAAAAATAAGATGTGGGAGTCGGTCTATTCTCCAAAGAAACCCTGGCACCTGAAAAGGTTGAAAGCCGTTATTGACAACATCGAAGGAAAAGAGGTTCTTGATGTTGCTTGCGCGACTGGCGAGATTACCGAGGCGATTCGTGAAAAGCTGCATCCCACACGAATCGTCGGATATGAGGGAAGCGTTGCGGTGATCGCCAAGGGCCGCGAATTGCATTCGAAGATAGAATTTATTCACGGGCTGGTCGAGGATTTACCGTTCGAACCCGCATCGTTCGACTCCATTCATGCGGGTGAAATTTTAGAACACGTCGCCGATCCGGAAAATTTTGTTTCAAAACTAGCTTCGATCACCAGGCGCCAACTGATAATTACGACTCCGACGCAGCAGGTCCGCGATCCCGGACACGTTGCGATTTTCACCGAGGCCGCGTTGCGTGATTTGCTTGGTAAATATTTCGATGAAATCGACATCATCGATGCGGAACGCACGTTCGTTGCGGTATGTCGAAAAGTGCAGAAAAAAAAACTTCTCTTCGCCATTGACATAGGGAGCCGTGCCAAGGGCGACTGGTCGCAGAGTCTGTATCTGGCACGGTCAATGGTTGCGGCGGGGTACAGTGTGGATTTGGTGTTCGACGGCCCTAAATCGGATCACGACTTCGCGATACCGAATATTGATGGTGTAACGTTCCAGAAGGTTAGCTATGTGCAGGAAACCGCGCTGAAATGGTATGAAGCCAGTCGTCATCATCGTGTCGTTGTTCGTGGTCCACGCTTAGCACGCGCTTTGATCGGAAGGGTACCGCGCGATCGCCTATTCGCATATATTTATGGAAGCCACCTCAGCGCGAACCATGGATCGCTTGAAGAGGTTTGGGGCGGCGTATCGCGGGTGCTGGTGCAGGGTGAAGGTCAGCTCTATCACATAAAAAAACTAGGGCTCGATACGGCCATCTGCGTACCAGTACCATGCGCGATCGATTGCGATGCCCTAGCGCGTAACCTAGTGGTGGGATATGTCGGATCGCTTTACGAGCCTCAGTGCGTTGATATGATAATCGATGCTGTTTCCATCGCACGTCAGAAAGTGCCCTGCCAACTTGTAGTGGTTGGTTTCGAGGTCACACGTGGAGACGGAAGGACGCGCTTTCAGAAGCGGCTGGTTGAACGGCTGGCCGAAACAGATTGGATCGAGTGGATACATTCATTTCCGCACGACAAGCTGCGTCGGGTATATTCTCGCCTAGATGTAATGGTTTCATTGTTTGATCCCAACCGGGAAATGAAACGTGATTTCAATGACCGACTCATAAAGACGAAAACGCTTGAAGCAATGGCCTCAGGGACGCTCGTAATCACAAACAGATCATGGGGAAACGTGTATCTGCTCGGCGATGACTATCCGTATTATGCCGAGAATCCAGAGCAGGTCGCGGCGCACATCGTCGCGCTTTCATCTCATCGATCGGAGATTGTGGAAACGGGCAAAGTGCTTATGGATCGGGCTCGCGCATGGGATGTGCGTGAAATCGGAAAGCAACTCAAGTCGGTCATGGAGTAACAAATGCCGAAATGCCCGATATGCGGAAACGTCGTCGACACATTTTTAACCATCGATACGGGCGCATCGCGGAGAATCGGCGCTGTTTGCCCGTCATGCAGATCATTGGAGCGGCATAGGGTTCTGTGGTTATATTTGGAGCGTGAAACCGACTTTTTTTCAAAGCCTCGAACCGTGCTCCACTTTTCGCCGGAAGCTTGCCTGGAATCGAGATTGCGAGCGCTTTTCGGAGAGCGATATAGGACGGTGGACCTTTCATCTCCTGGTGCGGATATCGTGGCAGACATTCGGTCATTGCCGATTGCTGGCAATTCGATTCACTTTATTTTATGCAGTCACGTTTTGGAGCACGTCGAAAACGACGCCAGCGCATTGCGCGAATTGCTGCGTGTGCTCGTTCCAGAAGGCGTGGCGCTGATCTTGGTTCCAACTCGGCCAGGTTCCAAGTTCGAAAATCCTGAAATTACGGCCGCCGGTCCGGAGTCGCGGTTGAAGCATTATGGACATCCCGACCATGTGCGCTGGTACGGCGACGATACCCGCGATTGGTTTGCTTCGCTTCGCAGGGGTTCGACTGCGAAGCCGTAAAATATGCGACCATTCTCGGACGCGAAATCGCCGATCTCCATGCGTTGAGCGGCGAAACAATTTTCGCTTGCACGAAACCGCGAGGCGCAAAATGAAAGTCGTTCCGATCCGGAAACATTCGAACCCATATTCAGGTCAGCCGTTGGAGGACAAAAGCCTCCTCTTAAAGCTTTCCGGCGGTGTGGGTGAGATCATCATGCTTTCGGGAGTGCTCCGAAAGATTCGAATGTCGAATCCTTACGCCAGGATCACATTAGCGAGCGATGCAGCATATTCGGATGTGGCCGGCGCGATTCCGGTGCTGTCCGGATTCCTGCCGATCCAGAACGGATACGAGCCTCATGATTACGTTCGCGATCTGGACGATGCGATTGGGAACGCAAATCCGGGAACACATCCGGCCGATGCGCTTGCAGCCGGCTGTGGGTTTAAATTGATGCCGAAGGAACGGGCGCCTGAATGGTTCCCCGATCGGCGATGGGCGGAACGGGCAGTCGAGTATTTACGACGCGTTGTTCCCGAGGATCGGCATTCGTGGTCGATTGCGGTGGTCCAGGCAGCGGGCATCGATCCGGATTTTCTGTTTGATGTCCTTTCCGGCCTGGTGGCCGAAAAGGTGATTCCGGTGGCGGTTGGTCGCCCGGGCGATTTGAAACGACCTGGCCCGGGCGATTTGAAACGACCTGGCCCGGGCGTTGTGAACACATGCGGGTGTTTCCCGTTTCTCTGGCACTCGATCGGCGCGGTGGTTGCGGCAGATGTGTTTCTCGGGCCGCCATTTGGATTAATCCATGCGGCGGGGGCGGTTGAAGTGCCGTCAGTGGCATTCTGTGGCCGTTTATCGGCCAATACGAGCCGGACATCGACCGGAGGCGAGAAAGTGCCTCAGAATCGAATGTCGTGCGCCAATCCAGTATCACAGTACCAAGGATGCGTATCACTTGGGCGCGATGGAGCATCGGTTTCGCCAGACCAAGCGATCCAGGCGATTCTGGACCGTTTGAAATCCTGATTTTCCCGAAAAATCCGCATTAGAATTATGAGATTGTGCGTCAACACCGCAACATCTTGTGGTCCGGTGCGGCAATTTATCCACCCCTTGCGCTATAAAAATCGAAAAATAATTTAAAAATTTCTTGACATGCCGGTTGAAATGTCGTATATTGGCATCATGGAAAGAGAAAGAAACACCCACCGACGAGGAATCCGCCGAATGACCCGCCGATTTACCAGCCTCCAAACGACGCCCGCCCCTCGAGGGCGGGTGCTCGCCTTTTTGCTTTTTTTGGCGGCGGTGGCGGCAATGGTGACGATCGGGTGCCTTGTGGTCCACCATCGGATGTCCGGTAGCACAAATTTAAACGGCGTATGCCATGATTGCCCACCGGACGGGCAAAGATTCGATAATCAAAAAAATATTAAAAAAGTTCTTGACACGCAGAGGGCGAAATCTGGTAGATTACGCACAATAGGGATATCCATGACCGTTGCCGGTTTGCCCTTTCGGGGCATTCCGGGAGCGATTAACCCGAACCGAGGAGAGGGGGTAACAAATGACTTTCGCTGAATGTTTGGAACGTCTTGACAGGGACGGATTGCTCGTATGGTCTGGGCAATATCCGGGCGCCCAAAAATTGATGGGCAAAGCATTACGGGAAAAGCTTGAAAACTGGGGCGTATGGTCTGGGCTTGGCGGATATGCAGACCGGCCGGCGCGTTTTTCGCGGCATGGTATCTGTCTTCCTATCGAGGGTTGTATTTTGTATGACCAGGCGCCCGAATTCTGGTTTGTGGACAAAGAGAGGGTTTGATTATGCCCATTATTAACCCGGATACAATCCCTGTACTTGTTACCATGCTTGGGTGTGGCTGGGGCGTTTGGAAGCTACACCAGCGCGAGCAAGAAAAGCGGGAAAGAATCCGCGAGAGTGACCGGGTAGATACGGAAACATCGGGTGCATGGGCGGCGACGAAGAAGGAAGCTCGAAAACTTGCCTTTGATACAATCTTTGCAGTTTGGGGGAGTGGGTGGGAATTGCGATTAAACACCCCGGATGGACCCGAATATTATTCGTAATCGTTGCCGGTTTGCCCCGATAACAGGGGCATTCCGGGAGCGATTAACGCCAACCAAGGAGATGGACTATGGGATTCAAATCATTTTGCGACTATCTCGCCGTAATTTTTACAACCCCGAGCGAATGGGAAATTTGCGGTAGTTATTTCAAACACAAAAACTCCAAGATCGGCGACAGGGCCACGATCGGCTACGGGGCCAAGATCGGCGACGGGGCCAAGATCGGCGACGGGGCCAAGATCTGCGACTGGGCCAAGATCTGCGACGGGGCTACGATCGGTAAAAATGCCAAGATCGGCGACGGGGCCACGATCGGCGACGGGGCCACGATCGGCGACTGGGCCAAGATCTGCGACGGGGCTACGATCGGTAAAAATGCCACGATCGGCGACAGGGCCACGATCGGCGACAGGGCCACGATCGGCGACTGGGCCAAGATCTGCGACGGGGCCGTGATCGGCGCGGGGGCAAAATTCGAAAAATCGCCGCTGCAAATCCAGGGGTCGCGGCACCTGGTGTGTCAGTATGACAACCACGGTAATGTAGCCGTGGGGTGCAAAGTTCACCACGTCAATGAGTGGTTGGTCAACTACCATGAGATTGGGGTAGTAAACGGCTATACCAATGTCGAGTGCGAGGAGTACCTCGCATATTTTAAGCTTTTTAAGGAGGCGCTCGGCAAATGAGCGAATTCACGTGTCGATGCGGCGAGATCATGACGCCTGGTGAGCCATGCCCCGAATGTGGAGCAAAACACGCATATCGGATGGACGGGCGCACGAATCGCGAAATCGAGGCTCGCGAATATTACGATGCAAAGCGAGAGAAGGATGAGGATGAATAAATCAAAACGAAAGGGAGCAAGCCAATGAGCGAATCGCAACGAATCATTAAATTGCAGGGTGAAAACGTCCTGCGCCTCCAGGCGTTCGCCTGTGAGCCGGACGGAGCACCGATGGTGCTGGTCGAGGGTAAGAACGGCGCTGGCAAAACGACCATCTTGCGATCGATTGAGATGGCGCTTTGCGGTGGCAAGGCCATCCCGGACGAGCCGATCCACAAGGGCAAGGCGAAAGGCCGCATCCTCATGGAGACGGACGATTACCGGATCACGAGGACCTTCTCGCAGAAGTCCACCGCGCTGCTCGTCGAGGCGAAAGGCGGCGACGGCAAATTTAAAAAAGTCCCGCAAAGCCCGCAAGAACTTTTGAACACATTGACCGGCGCTCTGAGTTTCGATCCTCTGAGTTTCGCGATTGCGAAACCAAAAGAGCAGGTCGAGATGTTCAAGTCGGCGCTCGGATTGGACTTTACCGAAATCGACGAACGGCGGGATCAGGCATATAGCGACCGCACCGACGCGAACCGCGAATTGAAAAAATTGGAGGCGCAATTCGACGCGATGACCGCGCATCGGGATGCGCCGGAAGAAGAGGTTTCGGTTTCAAAGCTCACCGACGAGCTTGCCAAGCGTCAAGCGGCGAATCGAGAAAACGAAGCCAAACGCAATCAGGCAGCCGACATGGTTAATGCTGCGATGGCGAAACAAGGGATCATTTCGGACATCGAAGCCGCCGATGGACACAACCTCGCGACGATGGAAGAAAACGCGAAGGAACTCGATGCGCGGCTCGCTGCGCAACGCGCGGCAATCGAGATTTTCAAGGCAGGCGCGGCCCTCAGAATCGAGGCCGCGAAAAAAGAAGCTGCTAACGCATTCACCGAAGCGGAAGCGGCTGAAATCGGACTTGTCGATTTGAACGATCAGGATGAGGCTGAAATCATCGATCAAATCAAAAATGCCGAGTCGGTCAACTCCAGGGTCCGAGCCAATAAGAAATACGCGGAAACCATGAATGAGATCGCCGAAGCGAAAGCGAATGCCGACGCGCTCTCAGAAACGATCACCGCATGCGACCAGGCTAAGGCAGATGCTATATCATCTGCAAAGCTCCCGGTGGATGGGCTCACTTTCGATGAAACGGGCGTCAAACTCGATGGTCTGCCATTCGACCAACTGTCGAAGGCGCTGCAAATCAGGATCAGCACGGCGATTGGGCTTGCTCTGAATCCAAACATGCGGATCATGCTGATCCGCGACGGATCGCTGCTCGATGATGGGAATCTTGAAGTCCTGCGCGAAATGGCGATCAACGCAGAAGCGCAGGTATGGATCGAAAAGGTGAGCAACGATGAAAGCGTAAAAGTGCTGATCGTCGAAGGGAACGAGGAATAACGATTATGGCGGTTAGGGTGGAATGGATTGAAGTATCGGTTTCGAGAAGACGATACTTTGTCGGGCATCGGTTGCCTCGCCCGACATCTCTCCTTGGCAATCCTATGGCCGGTTCGACTCCGGCCAGCCGCCTTTATAATTCGAAAGGAGAAATGCAATGACCGAAAAACACTTTCCTGCAACGCCATCCGAACGCGATGAATTAAATCGTGTCCGCGAAATTCAGGCTGCGCTCGACGCCGAACATGAGCAATCGAAAAAAGAATCCATAAGCGACAGCGAATCGGCGTGGAAAGTCAAGGCGACCATCGCGCTTCGGAAGCTGGACGCGGCGCGGGATGAGGCGCACGGCAAGTGCACATCGTGCGCGAAATTCGCAACCAAAGAGTGCGGGCCGAACACATGCCCGCTCTATTATGTGTCGGTGATTATTTTATGACCTGGGCCAATATCAGCATCAAGAAGGATTCGCTTTTCGTTGAAGGGAATACCTTCGACGTGAAGGATGCGCTGAAACGCATTCCAGGGTCATGCTGGAAAGGCACTCAGAAGGCGTGGACTTTTCCGCGAAGCCCGATGAGCGCATCCAGGCTCCGAGATGTGTTATCCACACATAATATTCGGATAAACGGATCGACCGGATTTGAAAAGCTTCTTTCGATCCACGAACGTATCACAACGATCGCGGCCGCAAAAAAGGATGCGCTGGACCTGTCGCCGATTCCGATCACGAAAACAAAACCCTGGCTCCACCAGCTTCGTGCGTATCACTTCGCCCGCGAACTGGAATCGTGCATGCTGGCGATGGACATGGGCACCGGCAAAAGCAAGGTTGCGGTCGATTTGATTTGCAACCACGAAACCGAAAAGCCGGTCCAGGCGATCATTGCATGTCCGCGATACGTGGTTCCGGTTTGGCCGCGACAATTTGATTTTCACGCCGGCCGTGAAGTGGTGATTTGTGCGCCTGACCACGGCGCGGTTCCAAAAAGACTGGAACGGATCATTGACGAGCAACGAAGGGCGGTCGCGCTTCGGCTTCCGTTTGTCGGCGTCATCAATTACGAAATGACGCTTAACGAAAATGTTCAAAATTTTCTGGTCAACCAGGAGTGGGACTTTGGCATCTGCGATGAAAGTCATCGCATCAAAGCACCGAGTGGAATTGTTTCCAGATTCATTCGCGGAATGTTCCGACGACATTGCAAGCAAAGGCTCGCTCTTTCCGGTACGCCAATGCCGAATAACCCGCTTGATATTTGGGCGCAATATTACTTTCTCGATCCAGGAATATTCGGCACCAGCTATCACAAATGTCGCATGCAATACGCGATCTGCGATGAGTGGGGAAAGCCGGTTCAGTGGATGAACGAGCGCGAAATGCACGATCTGATTTACTCGATCGCGTATCGGGTAAGCAGCGACGTGCTCGATCTTCCTGAAGAACTCCACATCGAGCGAACGTGTGAATTCGAGGACTCGGCAAAGAAGATTTATCGCGACATGAAAAACAAGATGATCGCGGAACTGGACAATGGAGTTTTAACGGCCGCGAATGCCGGAGTTAAGTTATTACGACTTCGGCAAATAACATCCGGGCATCTTCCAAAAGATGAAGAAAATCCGAAAGACCGCGTTGAAATCAGCACGGCGAAACGTGATCTGTTTGCACAAGTTATTGAGGATTTACCAATTCATGAGCCGATCGTTGTTTTCTGTCAATTTCACCCGGACCTTGACAATGTTACCAAGGTAGCACAGGATCAAGGGCGAACGACAGCGGAACTTTCCGGGCGAATGCGTGACCAATCAGAACACAAGGCATGGGAACAAGGTGAACGTGATGTACTCGTCGCGCAAATCGACGCGGCACGGGAGGGGATTGATTGTACCCGCGCTCGATATGCGATTTATTACTCGCTCGGATATTCGCCTGGGGTCTATGAGCAGAGCAAGCGGCGTCTACTTAGGCCTGGGCAAACAAGAAATGTGATGTACTATCATTTGCTCGTTGAAAACTCGGTTGACGCTCTCGTTTATCGAGCCCTCGAACAGAAAAAGGACATCATCGATTATATTCTCGAAGATTTACGAAATGAAAGGGGGTGAGTCAGTGAATGATCTTTTAGTAAACACGAAAACAGCGGCGCATATCCTGGATACCAGCGATGGCATGCTTTCTTATTGGCGCAAGACCATCGTGAACGGCGAAACGGTCGGGCCGAAATACGAGCAGAATGGAAGCCATTTCTTCTATCGCATTTCGGAACTGATTCGGTGGTCTGAGGTCAAGCAAACGGAGGCGTCGGCGACGCATCAAAAGGTTGTGGATCGCGCTAATCTGGTCTTAAAGGAAAAAGGAGAGAACAATGAAGATGCGTGACGCCGGCGGCGAGGTATTCGTAATGCCGGAAATTGAAAAGCCGATTCCGGCAAAGCCGATCGATGAGCCATGGATCGAGGACGCTGAATTGGGAGCGGAAACGCTGAACGAAAAACTTCTGAACGAAGGTCCGGAACGTATGACCTTCGATCAGAAGTTGACGCTTTTTATCGAGGCTGCCGAAAAAAAGAAGGTCGCAGCGGCCGAGGTTAAAGAGGCGGAACAGGTGCTCGACTTGCTCATGGAGGACCTGGTGGATGAGTTCCTGGATCGCGATATCACATCCATCAAAAAATCTGGCAGAACGGTCTATTTTTACAAGCAGGGATGGGCGAAAATTCACCGTGACGACGAGGCCGATCCGAAAGGAAATCCCACAAATGACGAACGGTCCAGGGCGGTCGCCGCTTTGCGATCGGCAGGACTCGATGAACACATCACCATCGGGTATATGAGCCTTTCGGCTTATATGCGCGAAACGCTGAAAGGAGGAGAGCAATTGCCGCCGGAATTCGACGGCGCGATCGACTTCGAGGAGCGAACCTCGCTCCGTGTTCGAAAATCTTAATCAACAGAAGGGAGTAATCATGACAAAGACAGTTGAAACCACGGCTTTGATGAAGCCCGAGGACATCGCCGGACAATTCCCGGTCCTCGTGAGCGGATCGTCAAAGGCGCTCGACATTCTGCGTGAGCAGATGGACGATGACGACCTTTCAATCTTTTCACTCACGCGAATCGGCGTGATGCCTGGCGGCGTGAATCAATTCGCGATCAAACATCCGAGCGGCCGAGAGGAAAGCGCACAGGAGCTCATGGGTGTGATCCTGCTTCGCAGGAAAATGCGCGGGTATTGGCCGGACGGCCAGGAGCTTGGAATGCCGCCCTCGTGTTTTTCGGATGATGCGAAGATCGGCGTCGGCGACATCAACGGAAGCGGCGACATTGAAACGCGCCGGTGTAAGACCTGCCCGATGGCGCAATTCGGAAGTGCATTGAAAAACGGGCAGCGAACGAAAGGTCAAGCTTGCCAGTTGCGGAACATCCTGTTTTTCATGCGCGAAGGCAATAAGGGGATCCCCGATCTCATCAACGCATCGCCGACCAGCGCCGGCGTCATCCAGGGGTACATCATGGAGATGGCCGGCGAGGAGATGTTCGCGCATCACGTCGTCACGAAAGTGAAATTGATAAAGGAGAAGAACGATGCTGGACAACCCTACAGCGTGATGCAGTTCGAAAAAATCGGCGTTCTCGATCCGAAGCTCCAGGCCGGATCAAACGCAATCCACGAAGCCATTCAGAAACTTTTCAGCAATACGAAGATCGATGCCGAGGCAGCGGCAACGATCCTGAGCGACGCCACCCCAAACGACGAGGAATAATCGCCTGTGTCGAAGCCGGAATCCACACAAGCCGCTCGGTTTCTCGGTGAATTGTTCGCCGAGATTCCGAGCGGCCATCGGCTGCTGATATGGGAACTTGAAACAAAAAAGAGCTTTTGGTTCGCGGATACCCGCACTGCCGCAAGATTCGCGGACGGCAAAAGTGACATATATGTTGGGTGTGCTCTTTCGCCGCGCGAGCATGGACCGGCGCGAAGATGCCCAGAAAAGGAGGTTTCAGGAATAGGCGGCGTGTGGATCGACTTGGACTATGGCAGCGCCGGCCATAAAAATAAAAATCTCCCACCGACAATTGAAGATGCTACATCTCTGCTTTCGAAACTGATTCCGCCGACCGCCGTGGTTCGGACAGGATATGGCGTTCATGGTTGGTGGCTATTTAAAGAGATGTGGTTATTTGAAAATCACGATGAACGGACAAAAGCTGCATCGCTCGTTGATCGATGGCAGCAGACCATACGCATGCTTGCAAAGGAGTGCGGATGGGAAGTGGATTCAACGCATGATCTCGCACGCATCATGCGGATTCCAGGAACATTTAACGCGAAAAACGATCCGCGATTGGTCGTGAGCATCGATGATGCCGCAACTGACTGGACGCGGCGATATAATCAGGACGATCTCGAACGGTTCATCCCGGAAAATATTGAGGCGAATGCAAAAATTGCAGTTCAACAACAAATAAATCGAAACGGCGAACGTTGCACCATTGTTGGATTCCCAGATGTGACGATTCGTCCGGATCGCGGGCCGAGCCCGCAAAAGTGGAAAGTGCTGCAAGCCGCCGACGATCGGGTTTCTGCAACGTGGAATAGAAAACGGCGCGATCTGAATGACACATCGGCAAGCGGCCATGACCTATCACTTGCGTCATTCGCGGTTCAGGCAAATTGGGCGGATCAGGAGATATGCGATCTGCTTGTCGCATGTTCGATACATCACGGCACCGAAATAAAAACCGCGCAATATTATGCGCGGACCATCGGACATGCCCGCGAGTTTCGAAAACAGGCGCATGCTCAGCAGGAAATTCATGATCTCGTAACATTCGGATCGACCGAAGGCGTGAACAAGGAAGACCCGATTGCCGTTCGAAAAAAGGCATTGGACTCGCTTTCCAAGCGGTTCGGCATTCAGATTGACCGCATCGTAAAATACACAACAGACCCGCCAAATTACAGACTTGAAACGAATTGCGGATCGATCAATTTGGGAGAGGTGGAAAACCTCATTGAGCAAACCAGATTTCGACGAAAAGTGGCAGCGGCGGCGGATAAAATAATTCCACCGCAATCTAAAATAGAGTGGGGCATCACGTCGCAGCTTTTACTTGATGCATGTGAACACATGGACGCTGGCGACGACGCAACGGAAACGGGACTTATGAAAACGTGGTTCATTCAGTACCTATCAGAGAAGCGCGTAAGTGACCAGGCCGAGGATGCGGTCATGCACCGGCGTCCGTTCTACAAGGATGGAATGGTCCACATCTTTTCGGTTGACTTCGCTTCGTGGCTTGTTTTGTCATTCAGGGAACGTGTCCAGCAGAAACAGCTTGGAGTGATGCTTCGTAATTTCGGCGCGGAGCCTAAAAACGTCCGTGTTGGCAATCGGGTAGTGAGTGTTTGGAAATTCAAGCCATTCGGCGAGTTCGTAATACAGGAGACTTTGATTTAATGGCTATTATGGAATTGAGAGTCTTTGGGCCACCCGGTACAGGCAAGACAACTCACCTTAAGGGGCGCATCGAGAAGGCCGTCGAGCTTGTCGGCGCGGATCGTGTATTGGTAAGCTCGTTTACCCGGGCGGCCGCTCGCGAAATTGCGTCTCGCGGAATTCCGGTGGATCGAGGCAACGTGGGAACGCTGCATTCGATTATGTACCGAGCGATCGGGCATCCTGATCTTGCCGAAACTCATATCGATGAGTGGAACAAGGACAATCCAACATATTTGATCGGCGAACAAAAACGCGGTAACGGAGAAAGCGCCCTTGACGAAGCAGCGCATGAACGAGCAGCGGGACAGAATATCGGCGATGTGTGCATCAATGCGATGAATCGGTATCGTGCTCAGATGATCCCGGAGGACGCATGGCAGGCAGATATTGCGCTGTTTGCCGAACGCTGGAATGACTGGAAACAGTCGAATGATTTTCTTGATTTTACCGATCTCATTGAAATCGGGCTCCACGATTATAAGGCCGCTCCAGGATCGCCGAGTATCGGTTTCTTCGATGAGGCTCAGGACTTTTCGAAACTACAAATGACTACCATTCGCCAATGGGCGAAGGAGATGGATTATGTAATGTTCGTTGGCGACGAGGATCAAATGCTTTACGATTTTACAGGCGCCACCACGGACTCGCTTCTTGAACCGCCGATCCCGGAAAAGCAAAAGACGATCCTTGCCCAATCGTATCGGGTGCCGGCCACTATTCATCGAATCGCCGAAAAGTGGATCAAGCAGATTAAAAAGCGAGAGCCGAAGGAATATCGGCCAAGGGATTTTGAAGGGGCAATCGACGAATCGAACGCCACATACATAAAGCCGGAAGGTTTGCTTGATTCTATTTCGGCTGTTATCGACAGCGGCAAAACGGCGATGATCCTGGCATCGTGCGGGTATATGCTGAACGATACAATAAAGATCTTTCGCAAAGAAGGAATTCCGTTCTGGAATCCATATCGAAAGACTCGTGGCGATTGGAATCCGCTCAGACGCAGCGGAAAAGCGACTACATCATCAATGGACAGGCTACTCGCGTTTCTGTGTCCGTCCGGTGTGAGCCCTATGGACTTTCCGCCGAAGTGGTCAGAAATCGATCTCGCCAAGTGGATCGATCCACTTCAATCGAAGGGAATTTTGAAACCGAAGGCCAAGGAGATTATTGTCCGGTGGAAAGACAATGCTATTCACATGCCGGAAGATAATGAAAATTACTTCCGCGAAATGTGTAAATTATTTGAACCGGCGACGGCGCAAGTCCTCATGAAAATGCTCGAAACGGAGATATCCGCAAAGTGGTTTCTGGACAATCTTCTCGGATCGAAGATCGCACCGTTTGAATTTCCAGCCCGGGTCGTGAATCGATGCGGAGTGGAGGCGGTACAGGAACCACCGAGGGTCATTGTGGGAACGATTCACAGCGTTAAGGGCGGCGAATCCGATCATGTATTTCTGTTTCCTGATTTGTCGTTCGCCGGTGCGCGTGAAATGAATTCAGGGCAAAAAGGACAGGAGGCGATCATTCGTCAATTTTATGTGGGGATCACGAGATGCAGGGAGAGCCTTACGTTGTGTGCTCCATGCAGTTCGTTTGGAGTGAGGGTAATATGAATCAAATTGCCAAATTGCGATATCTGAGCGAGCCTATATTTTGTGGGCATTGCGGTGCGCCGATGCGAGTCGTGCTCAGTCAGCGCATTTATCAAATATACGAATTTCGAAATGGAAAATATGAGATTGCCGAAAAGGTCTGCAATGAAGCAGACGTGACGCTCATGTGTCATGAATGCGCCCATAACGAATTTGGCGATAATAGAAACCTCATCAAGAAAGGAATCGTGAAATGATTTCAGCGATCATGGTTGCGGCACTTCTATTTTTTTGGGCGGGATGCGCGTGCATAAGCGGGCCGAAGGCGGCCGGATATCTGTTCATCGGGATCGCACATGGGCTCATTGGATTGTGGCTCATGCTGATCGCGCCGGTGCCTGGTCAGTTTCCGCTTGCGGTTTTTCTTTTATGCCAAATATTCAGGCATTTTTACAGATCATGGTTGGAATTTCAAAGAATATCAAACGGTTAGATTTTCTGAAAAAATATAGAAAATTTCTTGACAAATGGTTTTAGGTTTTGTAAAATGAGCATTGAAGGAGGATCTATTCAAATGAAGGTCGCCTATGTCGCTGGCAAATATCGCGGGAAGAATGACTTCGAAGTTTCGGAGAATATTTATGCCGCTCGCCTGGTCGCGGCCGAGTTGTGGCGCAAAGGGGTACCGCAATGATTATGACACTCTACTTGCCCGAACATACCATCAAGGTGTGCGGCAAAGAGTTCGTGCCAAAAAGAGGGGATCATTCTGTTGAAATCAACCGCGACAAGAGAACATTCCATATCTTGTCTACAAAGGAGATGCCAAGAGAATTGACAGGAAGGCCCATATATGTTTGGGGTCCACCTCCTGCGCTGACCCCATCGCTGGCCAAGAAGCTACCGTATTTAGCTGAGGAATTAAAAGAATTGTATCCTGACCCCGACCAACGGTGTCTTGTCTGTTTCGACAACGGGGAGAAAGGTGAGGGTGACTGAGGGAAGATGGCAGCACCACTTAACCTATGCACCGTAACCATGATCGGCACCGTTCCGAATGCGGAGGATTTGACGATCATCAAAAGAGACGGAAGGGTTTTGTGATGTTCGATAAACGCATCGCTCACAAACGAGTGACCGACGACAAAACACGGATTGCGCAGTGGTCGGAACGCTGCGAAACCTGTGTTTCGTGGTCTGGCGATGATCGCCGATCCGGGATGGACTTATGCGGTCATACGGGCGATCCGCGCATGTTTGACGAATTTTGCGGAATGTACCGCCCAAGGATACTTTGCGAGACGTGCGCGAAGTGGACGCCGAATCACAGAGGCCATGCGAACGAGGGTACTTGTTCGGTCTACAATCGAAAGACGGACCGCGACGATAATTGCACGAATGAGTGGAGGAAGAGGTGAACGAAGATAAATTTCTCGTTGAGCAAGCGGAAGTATCGGTGAATCTCGCCAATCGCATGAGAAATATCGGCATTCTGGATTGGCGGCAAGTGGTCAACGAAGGATGGACGCCGGCCAAATTTTTAAAAATTCAGGGCATCGGACGGCGAACGCTGGAAGAGCTTCATTGGGTGTTGGGTACGGTGAATATTTATCAGAAGGGAACGCCTCGAAATAGCAGGGCGATTTTTGATTCAAACGCTGGATATGAGATTCGGATCGAGTCTCCGAATTATGATGAACCGCCAATGCTGCGCGAATGTCCGATTTGCGGCAAGACGCCTGAAACCAAGATCGTAGGGCCTGGTAAACATGCCGTATTCGTGATTTATTGTCATGGAATGAGGGTCTCCGGTCGGCAATGGGATCGAGCCATTGTCGCCTGGAACGCGGCTGCCCATCCGCGATGGAGCCAAAAAGATGAAGACTGAGCCTCGCGAGAAGCAGATACAAGACAAGATCGTCGCATACCTAAAGACGCTCGACCATTGCTGGTATTACGTCACCACCGGCAATCTGCGCGGGCGGGCCGGAGTGCCTGACATCCTGGTATGCTATCGAAGTGGATTCATCGGGCTGGAGGTGAAGCGTCCGAGCGGAAAGCCGACTGAACTTCAGCTTCGTGAAATCAAGAAAATTACAGATGCTAACGGCCTGGCTTCCATCGTTCGAAGCGTGGATGACGTTAAAGAGATAATCGAAACCCAGGATCAAATTTGGGTGGAGTGAATAGACATGAACAAGACAGCAATCGAATGGACGTGGTTATGGGGAAGGCAGGGTTACACGTGGAATCCATTTACCGGGTGTACGCATGGATGCTTTTACTGCTACGCCAGGACCCTCGCGGAAACGCGGCTCAGGGGCCATGCGGGGTATCCACAGAACGACCCGTTTCAGCCGATATTCCATCGCAAGAATGGGGTGAAACCGCAACCAAGGTGGATCGAAAACATTATCGCGCAATGCGCTGACCTCGAGATCCCATGCTTCGTCAAGGACAACGCGGCTCGATACTTAACGGGTCCGGTCCAGCGACAATTCCCGGAGGGGTACGGGGCGGAGAAATGAAACTCTAAACAACGCTAACCAGTAAGGGAGATTGAAATGTCCGAAGTATGCACAAAGGTGAATATCAACGGAATCGATTACGTTCGAAGCGATCTCATCGCGCGAGCCGAAAAAGACGGACTGCCCTATGCGATTATCCGAACGCAGAGCGCGGGGGTTTGGGCCGGGTACATCAAATCGCGGGTCGGGCAGGAGGTCGTTTTGCTTGAAGCCCGCCGCATGTGGCGATGGTTCGGGGCGAGCTTGTCGCAGATAGCGCAGGAGGGATGTCCAGTTCCCGCAAACTGTATGTTTCCGTGCCCGGTTGCCAGGGTCGAATTGCTCCAGGTGATCGAAATCGATTATTGTACTGGAGCGGCCATGATAAGCATTCAGGGGGTGCCGGTATGGAAAAAGTGACTTTAACATACGGTTACGGTGACGGTTACGGTGACGGTTCCGGTGACGGTGACGGTTACGGTGACGGTTACGGTGACGGTTACGGTGACGGTTACGGTGACGGTTCCGGTGACGGTTACGGTTACGGTTCCGGTGACGGTTCCGGTGACGGTGCCGGTGACGGTTCCGGTCAC